ATGAAGCTGATCAGGACAACGTAGACTGGTCCTTCCTGCACCCAGCGTATCAGGTGGACGTTACGGTCAAAGCTGTCAGCAACTTGTTGACATCTGTACGCCGTCACTGTCCGTCTGCTCGTGTATTCATTCCATGTTCGTCAACGATGTTCGGTGACGCACCAGCACCACAGACTGAAGAGACTCCGTTCAACCCACGTAGTCCTTACGCCTGTGCCAAGGTTGCTGCATATCATCTTGCCAGAATGTATCGGCAGAACCATGGGATGTTTATCTGCACAGGAATCCTTTACAACCATGATTCGCCAAGGCGTAATGGAAACTACCTGCTACATAAGATATGTAAGGCTGCTGCGACTGGTATACCTGTAGCGATGTTCGACGTAGGACAAGACGTAACGATCGGTTACGCCAAGGATTACATGGAACACGTCTACGACCTGATGCAGTTGAGCACACCCAACGATTACGTTGTTTGCAATGCGTACACGACATCCGTTCGCCAGTTGATCCGTAACGCTTGTTTCCTCATCAACGTAGCACCCGATACCTGCTTTACTGCCACAGAATCTACTATGCCGTACAGAAGTGCTACGGTCTACGGTAGCTCACGTCGACTATTCGACGCCATCGGTCCTAAAGACAAACTGTGTATCGTCAGCCTGCTGGAAATGCTGATTAAGAAATATAGGAGCAACTCATGAGAGTAGGATGCGTTGGGTACGCCACGGCACAAGGGTTGGGTCATCTAGCCAAATCCTTCTACGATGCTGGTGTTATCACCGATGTTATGGTGTATCGTCATCCTCATGGTACTCCATCGCACATGGAGTGGTACCCAGAAGGAACAATGGAGATCACCAGCAGAACCATTGCTGGACCTGACGTAGAACGGTTCCTAGACGACATCGACGTGATGCTGTTCTTCGAGACTCCCTTCGATTGGAACTTTCCTAATCGCTGTCACGAACGTGGAGTCAAGACTGTCATCATCCCAATGTACGAATGGTTCCTCGAACATCCACGTCACAAGTTCGATCTGTTCATCAATCCTTCGTTACTGGATCAGCAGTACTTCCCTGACGGTGTCTACATCCCTGTTCCTGTTGAGCCTCACATCACATGGACTCGCAGAACCAAGGCACGTAGGTTCCTGCACAATGCTGGTAACATCGGCTCTCGTAACCACAAGGGCACGCTCGAACTGATCAGAGCATTAGGGTACGTTCAGTCGGACATCGACTTAACTATTCGTTGTCAGAAACCTGAAGGGATCTATAAACTGTTCAAGGAAGCCGATCTTCCTAAGACTGCTGTAGCCCCGACAGTCATAGCTGGTGAAGTCCCTCGGCACCAACTATTCGATCCGGTGTACGATGTCTATGTTGCACCAGAAAAATACAATGGGCTTAGCTTACCGTTACAGGAGGCTTTTGCTTCAGGCATGATGGTGATGACAACCAACAGGTTCCCGACTAACCAGTGGCTACCAGAAGAACCATTGATTCCTGTTGCTTCACGACGCATCACTCAGGTTATGTCAGGTCATCTGAAGATCGAGGAGTCAGTAGTCGATCCTGTTGCCATTGCTGCTTGCATTGACCAATGGGCAGATCAGGACATCGAGAAGTTCTCATTGGAAGGTGAGAACTACCGTACTGCCAACTCGTGGGAAATGCTGAAGCAGCGTTACATCGAAGCACTGGAGTCTGTACTATGAAACTCGCACTCTGCACGCTGGTCCTGAATGAAATGGAATGGCTACCTAAACTCTACGAGCAGCATAAGAACTGGCCGGGAGTAGAGAAGTGGGTATTCGTAGAATCTGCTGATCGTATCTACGCAGAAACCAATCCTGACATGGTCTCACCAGAGGGTCTGAGTGTAGACGGTACCACAGAGTTCCTGTCAGAACTTGCTCTGGCTGATTCTCGTGTTACTCACATCAAGCACGGCTTCTGCTCAGCTAAAGACAAGGCTCAGGGTAAATGTGAAGCCCGTAACCGTTACCTTAACGCTATCACCGACATGGGCTTTCATCCAAACTACTTCATCGTACTGGATGCTGATGAGTTCTATCCATTTGAGTGTCAGACGGACATCAACCATCTGTTACCGAAGACACTAGGCAACGGCTTTGCTTTCCGGCATCGAGAGATATGGTATCCGCCATACTTACAGAACTTATATGCACCGCAGTTCGATTACGAAATCTCTGGAGGTTTCTGGGATATCCCTTATTGTCGTGTATGGCGATGGTATCGAGGGTTGCACTACGGTAACCACAACACACCGTTCATCGGTAAGACTGCCTTAGACTTGCGTTTGAATCGTATGACTCAGGACGGCCTACCATACATGGTCCACATGGGCTTTGCGTCACAGCTAAAGACCAGAGCAGCCAAGAACCGTTACTATGAAGCTCGTGGAGAAGCAGTGGATCGTAAGCGGTCATGGTACTGCGAGAGCCGTCAATGCTTCGAGACATGGGAGCCAAAGATGGACTTACCACGAGGAGCTAAAGTCAGCTTCTACACAGGACTTATCCCGGAGTGCTTTTAATGCCACTACGAGTTACCACTCAGGAATTCTGGAGAACACGTATATGGGAGGTAGTCGCCAGTGGTCTTGAACTACACCAGATCATCTACAGAACTGACATACGTAACTGGAACAATATCCAGCAACACACAGCCAAACTACTACGCGACATCTTACCTGCGTCGTGCCGACTGCTAGACGCTGGCTGTGGTTATGGGGCACTGTACGAAATACTTCACGCAGTCCCACACTTTGCTGGTGTCCAGTACATAGGACTTGACCTCTCAGAAGATTTAATCGGCATCGCCAAGTTACGCTATCCAAACGCTGTCTTCAAGCAGTGCCGACTGGAAGACGCAGACTACCCTGCAGACCATTTTGACTATGCTGTGTTCCGGTCAGTGGAAGGAATGCTTCACGACAACGGTCACAGCACATTGTGGACTATCGCATTTGACAACGTCAAGCGTATGTCTAAGCACATAATCCTTATCGAGTACGGAGCGGTCAACAAACCTACCATCCTTACCAAAAACAGCAACGGTGAATGGAATGTTAGATCCTGACGAACATGTAGTTCCGTACAGCACACTCCACGTCATCGAAGACTACAGAGGTTATCTTGTATGGCGTTACAGTACTGGCAGCACGGTGGAACTTCTCCATCTCGACACATTGGAACGTCGTAAAGGTTACGGGTCATCCCTGATCTACGACATGCTGTTGTCTGTGGATCGTGACAAAGCCTGCGTCGTATACGGCTTCACAAGAGCCAACAAGGTCGAAGCTCAGGTGTTCTACGCAGCACTAGGCTTCAAGCTCAAGTTAGTCCCAGACCTGTACTATCCGCAGGATGGGGTACTGTTCACTCAAACTCACCACACCCTGATGGAGAAGTTCCGTGCTCGCTGATAACATCTACGTACCCAACTCGCTGACACTGCTGGCGACCCACCTCCACAGTCTCTACACCGGCAACGAGAAGGTGAAGACTGAGTTTGTCACAGACGATGCCCAGTCCATTCAGGTTGGCGTGTTACATCGTCAGGCTGGCACAGTCGTCCAAGCTCATCAACATCTTCCTGTTCAGAAACAAGTGACGGGGACACAGGAAGTACTGATTGTTCGTTCAGGTCACATCGTGGTAGATATCTTTGACACAAAAGGTAATTTTGTAGCAGCAAAGCCTTTACGCACCGGAGACATTTACATACAGTACTCTGGTGGTCACGCATTTCACTTCATCACTGATGTCCAGTTTGTTGAGATCAAACAAGGACCGTACACGCCTGCTGACAAAGTTTACTTCAATTACGACTTCGATCCTACTAGACACGAGCAAATGAAATGACACAAGCCTTCGAGCAACTAGAGAAAGAGTTTGGGGAGTTCATCGGTAACCCTAATACTGTCGCCGTATCCAGTGGCACAGCAGCCTTGCACATTGCCTGTGAAGTTGCTCGTACCAAGATCACTGATGACGTAACTGGTGAAGTAAGACCCAGTATCGCTATCCCAGAATACACGATGGTGGCTTGTGCTCGTGCTGCTGCCATGGCTGATCTGGACATTAACTTTGTGGACTGCAACGATGACCTGCAGATGAACATGGACTTGGTTCCAGATCAGATGCACATTGTCATGGCAGTTCACATCTACGGCAACCTGTGTGACGTTGCTGCGTTACACCGCAAACCAGACAAGCCATTGGTCATTGAAGACATGGCTGAAGTTCATGGTGCCAAGCCTCATCCTAACTCATTTGCTGCTTGTTGGTCCTTCTACAAGAACAAGACGATCCATGGTGAAGAAGGCGGAATGATCGCTTTCAAGAACCCTCAAGACGTACGACTGGCTAAACAGCTTCGTACTCTTGGGTTCGACGACAATCACGATTACTTTCACGTTCCTCGTGGAGTTAATGCTCGTATGAGCAACGCTCACGCTGAACTCATTCTTCCTTCACTCAGAACTTTTCAATCAGCGAACGCCACAAAGCACTTTCGTGGTAATGCCTACGATGACGGAGTACCCCGCGAATGGAGAATGCCTGTTTGTAGGTTTCCGTGGATCTATCCCATTCGTATCAAAGGCATGGATCGCTTCCAGCAAAGAGAATTGGTACTGAAGTTAAATGAGAAAGGTATCGCTGCCCGTCAAGGTTTCAAGTCGATGAAGTTGCAAGCTGAATGGCACGCACGTTGTGGCGATCCAATCACCAACGCAATGCGACTCCAACACGAGATCATCTATCTTCCTCTCTCAGAAACAATGACTCGTGATGATGTAGCTCGAATCTGCGACGAACTGATGAATGTTGCAAAAATTGTTATTCCACGGTTGACACCCGCAGTCTAACGGCTAAACTTCACCCGAACGAACGACAACCCTCACTAAGAAAGAACCCCCTATGAAACTCGAAACTCTGTTCTCCAAAGCTGAAAAGACTCTGACTCCGATCAAGACCAAAGTGCTTTGCATTACACCCGCATTTGCTCTGGCCTGCCTGAAGGATCTGAACAACAGCAACCGTCCAATGTCCCGCAGTGTGGCCAACCTGTACGCCAACGAAATGCTTCGTGGTCAGTGGAAGTGCAACGGTGAGCCTATCATCTTCTCAGTTGACGCTGAAGGCGACGAGCACCTGATCTCTGGTCAGCATCGCCTGCAGGGTCTGGTACTAGCTCAGCAAGCCCTTGAGAAGGACGAAGTGTGGCCTGCTGCTCAGACTGAGTGGGATGCTGTCGTCATCTACGGTGTCCCTCACGACACTGCCGATACTGTGGACACTGGCAAGACTCGTACACACAGCGATGTCCTGTTCCGTGATCCTTGGGTAGACTCTGTTATTCCAGAAGCATGGAACGCCACAGTCAGCAAGCGTAAGACTTGGACCAAGACTCTCGCTGGTGCTGCACGTCTGGTATGGTTGATCGAAGGTGGTGCTACAGTCTCGTCAGCACCTAAGTTCCTCATCTCAGAAATGATGTCGTTCATTCAGACTCGTCATGCTGGACTTGCCAAGTTCGTGACAATGGTTCTGGACGCCAACGATGCTGACGGTGGCAACAAAGGGCTGAAGATGAGCCTGGCTTATCTGGCTGCTCTGACGTACGTTGCTTGCGTCGAAGAACACGATTGCTTTGATGACGATGGCAACACTGTCGTCGAAGTCTCCATTGCTGACGATACACAGGACGCTATGGACATCTTCCTGAACCAACTGGCTGTCGGATCAGGTTACGACAAGGGTGACCCAGCTTGGGCACTTGCAGGTTACTGGAATAAGTTGACAGCAGAGAAGGGCAGCAAGGACCGTGACCGTGACTGGGTAGGACCATTCGTTAAATCTGCTAAGGCAGTCCTCGAAGGTCGTACTGGTCTGAAGGTCTCCGACATCTCCTTGAATAAGAAAGAGCGTGATGGTTACACTGACTTCCCTGTTATGTTTGACGGTTACCATACTCTGTGTTTCGAACGTGCTGCTGCTGCGAAAGCTGCGTCAAGCCAACCAACAGATCCAGCAGAGTCTCAACCTTCTGACGTACGGGATGCAGGAGACGATCGACCTGACGAAGGAGATGAAGCGGCAGCAGTTGATGCTGTTGAGTCAAGCACAGAAGCTACGCAAGCAGCAAAGCGTCCAAGACCGAAACGAAAATCTAAGCCAGCAACAGTCTCAGCTTAGTTGATCTCTCGCCGTGCGTGTGCGGCATAAGTGCAAAACGTGGTAAACAGCGATCCACGACACACGCAATCTTCCCGGCAGTCCTGCAATGATGAAGTTTCTGTGTCGTGGGGTTGACGGCCTTACTGTAGCCAATGCAGTAGGGGCATTTTGCTCGCAGGTAACGCTAACAGAAATGCTGTGTTGTACCACAGCGTATCCCTGCATCCTATTACTTTAAGGATGATGTTATGGCTAAAGCCCTTTGGAAAAACTTCGAAAGATACGTTGCTGCCATCTTCGGCACAGAACGTACTGCTCTTTCGGGAGGAAACGGTAAGCTAACTAGATCAGACTCTCATCATCCGTTGCTATTCTTGAGTTGCAAATACTCACAGGCAAATAATAAAGGACTACGTGACCTGTTAACCGAAGAAAGAGATAAAGCAAAAGTTGAGAACAAGACCGCAGTATGCGTCATTGGTGAAGCTGGCGATCGTGCTAATTCGTTAGTTGTATTCGCATTGAAGGATATACACAAAGTAGTTGAGGCATTAAATGCACACCCCCTGTCGAATGATCTGGTCCCCAGCAGTCAACGGCCTAAGCCTGTCAGCACTTGAGATGTGGCTGGTCGATCGAGTAGCCTTTGAAGTCTCTTACCTCAGAGACCTTGAAGCGGTAGAACCTTGGAACAAGAACATGTGTTACGGTAGCTTGATCCAAGCAGGCATTGAGGGATACATCAAAACCCGTCAACCTCGTGGTGCTGCTAAGTTCATCCAAACTGAATTCGAGAAGCAGACTGCGAAGTACGACGATCATGATGAAATTAGTTGGTGGGCTGGTCTTGCCCAACATCAGGTTACGACATGGATCTCACTGTATGGTGCTGACTTGGATCTGTTCCACGTAGACAAGTCAGAATGCCAGCACAAGATCCAACTCACGTTACCGTCAGGCCGATCACTCCTGCTCAATGGATTCATCGACGGTGAAGGTGACGCAGTCATCATGGAAAACAAATGCCGTGGAGAATGGAGTGAAGATGACATTGCTCGCGAAATTGATCGTAATCTTCAAGTCAACATGTACCAGCTTCTCTACAAGGCTTCGTACGGTTATCTTCCAGAAAGGATCTGGTACCAGCACATCAGGCGTCCCGGTGGCTTCGGCTACAGGGGACCGAGACAGAAGTCCAAGGAAACACGAGAAGAGTTCAGGTTGCGACTTGCAGAAGCAATTGACACGGATCGTGATTACCACTTCTTCAGATATTGGATCAGACCTGACGAAGAACGATACGAAAGATTCATGCACGGGTGCCTGTACCCGATGCTCGAAGCGTTCTTAGACTGGTACACATACATGACACACCCTAACCGAAAGGACGAGATCAACCGCTTTCATTGGGCAACACCTTACGGACTCTACAACCCCTTTATGGAAGGCACTCAGGAACGCTTCCGCAACTTCCGACTTACTGGATCAACCCTCGGCCTTAGACCAAAAGTATCATACCGATGAGCACACCCCAACGTCCGATCAAACGACAACCTGTACCACCAACCAACCGACCTGCTATTACTGCTTCTTCTCAGAACATCTTTGAAGACCTGATTGAAGCCAAGCCTCAGCATGGCCGCTTCCTGATGCTCTACAGTCCTCCCGGAATGGGCAAGACAACACTGGCTGCTCAGTTCCCAGCGCCGATGTTTATTACCACCAGTGGAGAGCAAGGCATCTATCTGTACAAGGAACGAAACCTTGTGCCGTCCGATATCCCTATCATCCAGTTGGAGCCACTGGCACCTCACGACGAGATCCCTGCTGGTGGTCATCCCGGATACTTGCGTTGCATGACAGCGATGCAGCGATTCCGTGATGGTAAGCATGATCGTCAGACACTGGTCATCGACAGTACCTCTGGTCTGCAGGACATCTGCTACCAGCACTGTGCTTCGATGCTGTTTGACAGCGATATGGACAGCAAGGACTTCACAGCCTACTACGCTGGCTATACGAAAGCTGCTGAAGCATTCTGGTCGTCAGAACTTCTCAAGACCATGCTGG